AACTGACTAGTGCTAGTATTTTCTACTTTTAAAGATATCTCTCTGGCTCTAGCACGTGTGTCTATTTTAGTTGAACTACTATTAATAGTAAATGGACCCAAAGAAGAACTAGCTTTTGACTGATTAGGAAAATCTTTTAAATTAAGTGTAACTCTTGCATCACCTGTTTGTGATAAAAAGTCTGGTATTACTCTTCTTATTTTCATCATAAACTCACCGTCACCAGCTAAACCTTGTTGACCAATATCAAAACTTCCAGATTCTATATTTGATGTAATAGCCGTCGTTTGTCCTCCTTTAACTTGATTTAAACCAGTTTCATGTTCGTAATATGTTGATGCACCATCTGTATTACCGTGAACGTAATTAACATCTGTATCTGCTGTTTCTGCACTTGAGTCATATTCTGTTGCATGTGGTTTACCAAATATAGCGGAATCTTCCCATGCTGTTCTTGCTAGTGTCCCTGTAGTCCACACTGGTCGCTCGGGACTTGAATCTAGATAATTGTATGCAACCATTCTGTTTACAACTCCAGAACCTGAGTTTGGATAGAACCACATAACTTCACCGAACAAATTATTTAGTCCTGCATTAATGTGTTGTTTAGGTGTCGTATTAATATCGTCAAATACATGATCTTCAACTAAACATGGTAATGACTCTAGTCTACCAGCATATCTAAAAAAACCATTCTCTGACATCCAGTATGCAGTACCATCAACTTCAATAGCTGCGTTCTGTCCAATTAGTCCACAGTTTGTACCAACCTGTTGAAATGAGAATGTAAATGGTGGACCAACAAATCTCATAGTGAACAATGCAGTATCAGTCCAAATATAAATTGCATCACGACCTCTGATTGCTCCAACAAGTTTAGATCCATCTGCTAATCTTTGTGTACCCGCAGTGTTGGTTGCGCTTGGCGTATATGTATTAATATCCTCTTGAGAAGAAAATCTTATAAACATAGGGTCTTGTGTTGATTTAGTTCCAATAGTTGTTTCTGTTCCAAAGAATATTAAGTGACGGTCTGGAGTAGATACTAAACTAAATGCAGAAGCTGTTGGTGCACCAGATATAATAGTTGCTCTAGTATTGTTTGCTCCTGTAGGATTTGAATCCCACTCAAAACTTTCACCACCATTAATGGTTGCAATTAGTTTGTTACCTAAATTATCTAACGACCAAAGTCCAGGCGCTGTTACAATATCTCCTGATGCTGCAGCATTCCATGCAAAAAAGTTTGATGCGTCTGTTACTGTTGCTCCAGAGGAGTGTGTTGCTGCTGTTGTGCCCGATGCTCCTCTAGTCAAACCAGATAAAACTCCACTATTGTCATTACCAGTGTAGGTAATTAATTCGTTATCTATCAATACTGTACCCGATGATGGAAATGAGGATGAGCTAGCCATTGTTAGACTTGTTACACTAGCATTTATACTTGATGATAATGTTGATGTGAACTGCCCTGCTTGTTGCCCGCCCCATGATCCAAGACTCCAACCTGTTGATGCAACCTCAACAGCAGGTCCAACAGAATAATAGTGTTTAACTCTTATACCACCAGATGTGGACGCACCTGATCCCGACTCGTTAGAGTCCATCTCTATCGTAAGTGTAGTATCTGTTGGTATTGATGTTACCATGAATTTGTTGTCATCAAAATCAGTAGATGTAAATCCAGAGTTAGTTATAGAGGTAAAGTTATCTAATAATATAATATCAAACTTATTAATATTGTGTGCTGACGAAAAAGTTATGGTTACAGTCTTTGATCCGTTAGTTGTGCTAAATGCGCTTGTTAGAGTTGTTGTAGATTTGATGGGATGTATGTCATAAAAAATACCACCAGAATATGCATATAAAATTCTGTTAGTTCCTAAAATAGCATACTTAATACCTGATGTATTTACAAAATGGTGTATGGCTGTGGCTCTGCCCGTTATAGCTACAGACCCTAGTTGTGACCAACCACCTATCTTTTCAGGTGTCCCATATCTAAATCTAACATTATCACCATCAACCCATTGGCTTTCACCACCTGTCGATGTAACTTGTTTATTAAATCCTGGTGCAAATTTTACTTTTTGTAACATATAACCTCATTATATTATATATTCCTTATAGGTGGAATACCTAACATCGGCCTTTTGTCAAACCTATTTTTTTCAGCAAAAGGACCATTTATATGGTTATAATGAAGAAATACTTGAGCGCAAGTATTACCTTCTAAAGGTTCTCTCCAATGTTCTAATTCACAACCACTATATACTAGCATGTCTCCCACATCAAGTAAGACTTCTGTGCCTGCTGGTGCATTTGGTTTTATAATTCCTTTGTATTCATCTATGACCATATCTGCCCCTGTGCCATCTATAAATATAGGCCATTTATCGCCACCTAAATGTATGGTTGTAGATATCTCACAACTGGGTCTATCTTTGTGTCTACGTAATATATCTCCATGCTTATATATTCTAGCATAGGAATATGTTGGTATTAGCTCAAGACCTGTCTCTTTTTGCATAACAGGAAGAACCTTCATTAACAATGTCTCCATTACATGGTCTGCATAATGGGAATATGTATTTGGCACTTGTTGATCAGTCCATGTACCTAACATTCCATTATCATATGTAATATTATTTTTATACATCCACGCAACCGCATCACGTTTAAGCATAAAGTAATTAAATACAAAATTAGCTAACTCATAACTAATTGCATTTTTTATAACTTGATATTTATTGAAAGCCATCTTGTATAAAATTAAAACTTACTGATATTCTTATATCATTCGATTTATTTTCTTCAACTGAATGCCATAACCATGCAGGAAACATTATAATTCTACCAACAATAGGTTCAATGTGCACCTCTCTCCAAAAATCTATGCCTGGATTACCTGGTTTTCTAGCTGGCATCATAACATGTACTCCAGGTCTAGGTTCAATTAATTTTAATCTTCCTGAATTAGCAGGAACTTTTACATAATACACACCAGAAAATAACGCGTTAGGATGTAAGTGAGGCATGTTCATTCCCCTTGGTGGATTTATATTAGCCCACATATTACCTAATCTTGCATATCTATCTATATGCTCATTATCATATATTTCTTTTTGCATTCTTAATAACTCTGTGACTAGTTGTTGGTACTCTGGTTTAGTGCCCATATCGGTTGTTGAATGCCAACCATTAATATTTGTTCTTGACATGCCCTTATCTTGTTTAGACCAATTAAATATATCTCTTGTTAATTGATTATTATCTAGTTGCACATCTTTAGCATACACGACTGTTGGAAAAAATTTTTCTATTATCATTCTTTTATTAAATCCATTGTAATAGATATTCTATTTTCTTTTAAATGACATGGTACAGAATGATCTAGGTTTGAATCAAATATATAAATAGAGTTTTGTGGACACTCTACAATTTTTATATTTGATACTGGGTCTTCCTCTGTTTCTTTTTTTAAACGAAACATAGTTCCATAATTATTATTATTTACCAAATAATAAACTAAAGATTTTACAACAGGTTGAGGATGTTGATGCCAAAATATATAGTCTCCTACACTAAAATTAGCCCAACATTTATATATTTTATAGCCTTGTATGTATTGTTTTATTTTACTAACAAAAAAATTCATTTCTTGAAAAGTGTGTAGGTCAGGTTTTGTTTGTAATCCAGGAGATTCAAATATATGTTCTAATTTTTTATTAACAAAATTTAAAATATAAATTCTTTCCTCTTCAGTAAATACATTATATATCATCTAAAAGGTGTGCCTCCAAACCACATAACTAAAGACTGCCTAACACCACGTGTAACAGGTGCTACTCTATGATTTATAAATGATGCAAATATAACTGCATGTCCTTGTTTAAGTTTTGCTTTTTTTCCGGGAGTCATTAATTCTAAATCTCCACCCTCAAATTGATTTTCAGGAGATAATAATAATGTCATAGATATTTTTCTAACTGGTGGTTCATGTGCCATAGCTATATCACAATCCATATGCCAATCATAAAAACCACCCTCTGGATATTCTGTAAATTGTGCCTGTTCTGTTATTTGTATATCCCCAAAACCAAAATGATTTAAGTTTGCTTTTTGTATAAATTTATTTATATCACTATACATTTCTTTCATTTCATTAAAAGGC